ATACATCTTCCCTGTTGTAATGCCTGTCGCATATTGAGCCACATTAGTAGCCGAAGCCGCGACAACATCAAGGGTGAATAACTCCGAGGCATTGGGCGCATTAGTCTGAGTTGTAGCCGTAGACTGAAAGAAGCCAGTTGTTACCATCGTGTTATAGTCCGCAGAGAAGGTCGCGGCGTTCGTCCCTATGCCATACCCTGACGGTGCAAACCCGGTGGACGCAATGCCATTGAGGTACTGGGCGTTAAGATTCGTATTGATGGTGCCATTGCTTACCGGAACATTGCCGTTAGCGTTGCCCGGTGTATAGCCGCCGACTGTCGCGGAGTTGCCGCCGTTAGCCGCCGCCGTGATTGTAATGTCAGCGGAGCCGTCGAATAGGACACTGTTGATATTCCTTGCGGTTGCCAGCTTAGTAGCTGTACCGGATAGAAGCGTGGCTACCTTTGTTGAAAAGTCGGTCAGCCAGGAGCTATCCAATGTCTTAGGGACATCCGAGCTTGAAAGCGTAGTGGCAGAGGTTACGAGGCCTTTTCCATTCACGGTCAGCTTCGTATAAGTCCCGGCCCCAGAGGTGTTAACCGTGGCAAGCGTCAAGGGAATCGAAACCCCAGCAGAGCCGTCAAAGTTGATCGTCCCTGTGCCGTCACCCGAGATAGCAATCGCCCTTGGAGTAGCCAAGGTGGTAGCCGTACCTGACAGAAGCGTAGCTACCTTGGTCGCAAAGTCGGTCAGCCAAGAGGAGTCTAATGTCTTCGGGACATCGGTATTCGATAGCGTAGTGCCAGAGGTTACGAGGCCTTTGGCATTTGTTGTTACCTTGGTATAAGTGCCGGGAGAATTGACCGTTGCCAGCGTCAAGGCTATCGTGGCGTTTGCTGATCCGTCAAAGCTTGCGCTACCTGCGGCATCACCCGAGGTTGCAAGTGTCACACCGGCGGCTAACTTGGTCGCTGTTGCGGCATTTCCCAAGATGTTACCGGGCAAGTTCCCACTGCTATCTCGAATAGGAATGGTACTGGCTACCGTCCCGGCGTTTGCCGTGGAGCCGATAATCGAGGTGACTTGAGATGCAAAGTCCGTCATCCAGGTGTGGTCAAGTGTCTTAGGGATATCCGAGCTTGAAAGCGTTGTGCCACTTACTACCCGGCCCTTCGCGTCCGTAGTGACCTTGGTATAAGTCCCAAGCGTACCGACACTTGCCAGCGTTAGGCCTATCGTTGCGTTTGCGGAGCCATCAAAGTTCGCCGTTCCTGCGCCATCTCCAGAAATAGAAATCGCCCTAGCGTTAGCCAGAGCGGTTGCAGTAGCGGCGTTTCCAGAACAAGTCGTTGCTGTAGCGGCGTTACCCAAGATGTTCCCCGGTAGGTTACCGCTTGAGTCCCGAATAGGGATCGTGTTGGCTGTTGTCCCGGCGTTTGCCGTACTTCCCATGATCGAAATGACTTGAGATGCAAAGTCCGTCATCCAGGTGTGATCTAAGGTTTTCGGGATGTCCGAACTTAACAGCGGCCTAAGTGTAACGATGCCGTCTTCCTTCAACGCCCGAAAGTTCTCGATCATTTTGCCTATAGAATCTTTTGGGGCCGTATTTGCGCCCCAAGTCGTTAAGTCAAATGCCACTTAAATCACCTCCTAGTTTGGCGGTATTGGAAACACCGGGTTTGCCGGGTCTATTGTCTTCGTGAGGTCACGCAGAGCTTGCCGGTAGGCCTTCCATTGGTCAAGCTTGCCAGGAGCCAAGGGAAAGTCCGAGGTCATATACTTGTCGCTGGCATCCAGAAGGGAATCTCTCTGTTTCCGAATGTTGGAAACAAAAAGCTGGTTCGCTAATGGAACCAGCTTTCCGCTCACTACTTTGAAGTTAGAGATATTGGTTTTGCACATATCGAACTCTGCGTCCGTTATGGCGAGGTTTGGGGTAAGAGAGGGCGGCGAATCGCCCTCATATAGTCCCTGTGGCGAACCATTAGCCGCTGAATAGATCACATATTTCAAGAGTCTTCACTCCTTTACGAAAGCGTATAGCTCGGACTAGGATCGGCCTCGATAGCCAGGAAGTTAACGGCTCCGGTGGAATTGAGTACGCCGCCGCCAACACAGTTTACCGAGTTAAAAGAGGGCCAGTTTGTCATATAGTTGTCTGCCCCAGATGAGTTTGGCGTGAATGAGTTAAGCACCATTTTGACATTGTAGGTTCCAGCCGTTAGGCCGGTAACCGTATAGGTTCTAGCGTTAGGCGCAACCCAAGTGTTGGAATACAGTTGGTGAACAATTTGCGTCCAGCTACCTGCGCCAACTAATTGATAGTAGATTGTGTACTCACAACCACCATTCACATGCGCGAAGTTGTCACCCGAAAAGCCGCCGCAACACTCTCCATAGTTAACGGTAAACGAGGTGGTGTTTCCTACGGTTGTTGTCTGATAAGTCTGCCCTGCCGCCGTAAAGGTTGCTGGAGATACGGTGATTAAGGCAGTACCGTTAAGCAGGGATGTCTGGGCGACAACATCGAACCCTTGCGCCGTGATATTTTGAGCCTGACAAACAATCTGCAAGGTCGAACTGTTGTAGCCAGCAATCGTAGTCTGCATGATAGAAGGCGACAGGATAACCATTGGAACCCTATCCCAATTCAAATTAACATGCTGACCATTGACGCAAGTCCCGGCAACACATCGCCGCATACTGGCATACTTCGTACCTCCTGAGTTGTACCAATTTAAGCCGTTACTATCGAGCTTCGTATAAGCTCCGGTACTTTCCGTCATTTTCATGCCGGTATTGTCAAGAGTGATACCACCGCCAGGACTACTAAGCGTGATCGCCTTGCTGACATCTATCGTGCCGCCGCTGATCTTGTCGCCAGATACCGCATTTGCCGCTATAGCATTTGCGCTAACAGAGCCAGCCGCCAGGGCGTTGGATACGATGACATTGTTGTCAAAAAGGGTTGTGCCGGTGATGTGGATGAGATTACCAGCGATAGCGATCCCCTCGGGGCTTGCGTTGATACTGGCAATAACCCCGGCCTTGTCAACCTTAAGCTGGATGCCGCTGTTAAGCTGAGTGATCGCGGAGTAACCTGTTGAGCCTGGAGCGGCGTTAAGATTGCCCACAACGGTAGATACCTGAGTTTCTGCCGTTGCTCCAGCCGCGACAGCCGCCGCAGTTGCACTATCAAGCATCGAAATTGAGATCGTTTGGGCCGCTATAAGGGCCGGATCAATGGTCGCCGTCACAACTACGCTGTGGGTAGATGACTGTTGGCCCTCTCCGAATTGATCCACATAAGCGACAGAAACGATGTAGCCGCCGCCGAGGGATCTGAACTCGTAATAGTTGTTGGGCGAAAAGTAGGTTTTATCGCCTGTGCCGTCATTGATGTGAACATTGATGCCTATTGCAGTAATCGGCAATGCCGTACACGCCGTTGTAAACCCCTGGAAGATCGGCGTGGTGGTCACACTAGCCGGGGCCGCTAGGGCTGGCTGATTATAGGTCAATGTGGCAGGGGCCGAATAGTTGCCGGCGATGTTGTGGGCAAAAAGATAGACCGTTCCGCTCCTTGTAGGTGGAGTCGCTACGGTCTTTTGAGTCTGCCATTGAGTTTTCGCCAGGAGGCCGGTCATATTCCCAGCATTCGTATTTGACCTCAACTCGTAGAAGTCAATGTCCAGGTCTGGATTTTGATTCCACTGCCAAGTACAGACATTGGTGACGCTTAAGGATAGGCCGCTCGGTTGCATCGGCTGATAGGTCTTGCCGATTACCGTATGGCTTGCCACCGGCGCACTATTGAAGTCTGCACTACGCTGGGCTGAGTTTACGGCTACCACCTTGATTGCGTAGGCATAACCCCTAGCCAAATTCGTGGCGGTAACCCGGTCATATCCTCTTAGATTCCCTACGGCCTTCCAAACGCCGCTGTCTACAATCGATCCCCAAGCTCCGTCAAGCTCATTCCAAGATACGGCTATTTCCGTCAAGGTCGGGTTGTCAGACATGATATAGACTTCGGCATGGTCGTAGAAGGCATCAGAGTGGCTCCAGGTGATCTCAAGCTCATTAACCTGGACACCGTTGCCTATATCGCGGAATGTTTCTTGAGTGGAGATATTGGTAACATTAGGAACTACGCAGGACAGAGGGTTTTCAATCTGCACATAGTTCACTACCTGCATAGCCGCCCCAACACTATCATTGTAGATCGAATCGTTGTACTGTTCGGCCTTAATGGTATAGACTCCCCTTAACTCACTGATCTCAAGGATTCTTACCGGAAAGTTCTGGAAGAGATACGCATGGACTCCATTGGGGTAAATGCTCTTGGTGAGCGTTACGACATCGCCCGGTTGTAAATGCATCGCCATCGTGGCTGTCTGCCACTGAGCGACAATTGAGCAAAGCCGTATTTTGTCCCTAAAGAGTCGGCCTAACCGCAGAGCCTGTGACTGACATATACAGCCGGTCAGTTGAACATCCTTATTGATGATTTTACCTCGGGTTAACTGGTCAACGAAGTCTTCCACCGTAATT